GCCGGTGTTACTGCTGCTACAGAAGCAAGTAGAGACGCTTGGTTCTCTCCAGCTGGTTTCAATAGAGGAAACTTCAGGAATGTAGTAAAACTTCCTTTCAATCCACGAAAATCTGAAAGAGATCAACTTTATAAACAGAGTATCAATCCTGTAGTAACATTTATGGGTGACGGAACTGTTTTATTTGGTGATAAGACTCTTCTTTCAAAACCTTCTGCGTTTGATAGAATTAATGTACGAAGACTTTTCATTATTCTTGAAAAAGCTATTGCAAGGTTTGCACGAGCACAACTATTTGAATTCAACGATGCTTTCACAAGAGCTCAGTTTGTTTCCGCAGTAGAACCATTCTTGAGAAATGTTCAAGGTCGTGATGGTGTTACAGACTTTAAAGTTGTTTGTGATGGTTCAAATAATACTGGTGATGTAATTGATCGTAACGAATTTATCGGTGACATTTATGTTAAACCAAATCGTTCTATCAACTTTATTCAACTAAACTTTGTTGCGGTTCGTAGCGGAGTTGAGTTTGCAGAAGTAGTTGGTTAAATAAGTAGTATAAATAATAGTATAGATGGGGGAAGACGATGGCATGCGAAGGCAGCACTTGTAAAAAAGACTTCCCCATCACATCTTTAATTTTAGCCATCGGAGGAAAGTAAAAATGGCCTTTTCAATAAACACGTTTAGAAGTAATGCACTAAATAACGCAGGTGCACGAGCTAATTTATTTGATGTCACAATGACAGGAGCAACTGTCGCAGGACTTAATGCTAGTGAATTTACTTTTGCATGTAAAGCTGCACAGATTCCATCTAGTACAGTTGGAGTTGTAGAAGTTCCTTATTTTGGTAGAGTAGTTAAAGTACCTGGCAATAAAACATTTGAAAATTGGACAGTTACCATAATAAATGATGAGGGGTTTGAAATCAGAAATGCTATGGAAAAGTGGATAACTGCAATGGGTACTCACGAAGGAAATGTAGCAACGATAAGTGCAGGAGATGGAACTCTTTATGGACAAGCTACTGTAAACCAGTATGCTAAAGCTGGTGGAACAGTATTAGAAGCATATAATTTTGTAAATATTTTTCCAATTAATGTTGCTGCAATTGATTTGGCTTGGGAAACAAACGATGCTATTGAAGACTTTACTGTTGAATTTGCGTATGACTATTGGACACATGGAACAATAGTTACATAAACTTTTATTATTTTATATTATAACTTAAACTAACTAGGGGCCGAGGGGGCACTCGCTCCCTACCTCTTGGAGTAGTATATGGCCGTTGAATTATTTGGTTTTACAATTGGAAGATCACAAAAAGAAAAGGAACAACAAGATCACGTTTCTTTTGCACTCCCACAATCAGAAGATGGTTCAATAGATGTAGCAGGAACTCCTGGCGGAGCTTACGCTACTTATTTGGATATGGAAGGTTCTGCCAAGAATGAAGCAGAGTTGATCATACGTTATAGATCTATGGCACTTTTTCCAGAAACGGAAATTGCAATAGACGACATAGTAAATGATGCTGTTGTGTCTGACAGAGAACAAGCCCCAGTTTCCCTCAATCTTACCAATGTTAATATTTCACCAGACATTAAAACAAAAATAAACGAAAACTTTAGAGAAGTATTAGGTCTGTTGAAATTCAATGAAACTGGATTTGATACTTTCCGAAAATGGTATATTGACGGCCGACTTTATTATCACATCATAATAGACCCCGAAAATCCCAAAAAAGGTATTTTAGAACTCAGACCGATTGATGCACTCAAGATTAGAAAAGTTCGCCAAATCCTCCCACCAAAAGATCCAAGTGAAAATTCTTTAATGCCCGTAGTTGAAGAATACTTTGCATTCAACGAAGGTGGTATGGATGGTAAACAGGGTGGTCAAGTAATGAGAATCGCTGCAGATTCTATTGCATACTGTCATTCTGGATTACTAAACGAAGACAAGAGAATGGTTCTTTCATATCTTCATAAAGCAATCAAACCTCTCAATCAATTACGAATGATTGAAGATTCGGTAGTCATCTATCGTATTTCAAGAGCTCCTGAACGAAGGATTTTCTATATTGATGTTGGTAACCTTCCAAAACAAAAAGCAGAACAGTATCTCAAAGATATCATGACTCGTTACAAAAACAAACTTGTCTATGATGCACAAACTGGTGAAGTGAGAGATGACCGAAAACACCAATCAATGTTGGAAGATTATTGGTTACCGCGAAGAGAAGGTGGAAGAGGAACAGAGATTACCACACTTCCAGGCGGAGAAAATCTTGGTGAACTGGCTGATGTTGAATACTTCCAGAAAAAACTTTACAAGTCTCTCAATGTTCCAGTATCAAGATTAGAATCTGAATCTGGGTTTGTTCTGGGACGAGCACAGGAAATATCCAGAGATGAAGTAAAGTTTACAAGATTCATTGAAAGACTTAGAAATAGATTCAATCATCTGTTTAATACTTGTCTTGAAAAACAACTAATATTAAAAGGTGTTCTTACATTGAATGATTGGAGAGCAATTTCTCCTAATCTGTTTTATGAATGGCAGTCTGATTCACACTTCGCAGAACTTAAAGAAGCAGAGATGTTGAATGAACGACTGGCTACTTTACAGAATATGAACTATGCTGATGAAATTGTTGGAACCTTCTATTCTAAAGAATTTATTAGAAAGAGAATTCTAAAACAAACTGATGAAGAAGTTCAGATGATAGATAGACAGATTGAAGCCGAAGCGGAATCTGCACCACCAGAAGAAGAAGAGGAATCTTTCGTTCCAAAACAGGACAAATTTATGAAAGAAGATATAAAACTCAAAAAAGAAATGAATGACATAATGAAAGGTGTTCTTTCTGAATCATAAAACTAACTTGATATAAATACTATTAACCATTAGAAAAGGATTAAAAAGATGAGTGACTATTCAACCGAAGATATTGTGAAATATTCCATCTCAGGTGATGGATCAAGAGTTAAAGAAGCTATTCATGGTGTAATAGCTAGTAAAATTATGGCGGGTATGGAGGCTAAGAAGTCGGAGGTTGCTCAAGCAATGTTCAATACTGTTCCTGTTTCTCATGACAAACAAGAAGTAGCAGATACTTTCGTTGCTGCAGCTGAAAAAGAGACATCACAATAATGTACACTGTTATATGAAAAAATATAAAGAGTTTCGCTCGGAACAACAATATATAACGGAGGTCGGGCCATTTGCTAGTGCAATGATGATTGCAATGGGTGCTGCTGGTCTAGGATTCGCGGGGTTTAAACTCTTTAAATCAGCAAAAGAAAAGATTAAAGGGTACAGAGAAACCAAAGCTGAAAAGAAAGCAAATAGAGAATCTGGTGTAGAGATTGAAGTTAAAAAAATTAATCCAGAAACAGGAGAAGAATATGAAGAATTAGTTCCTCTTTCTGGTAGTGATGCTAATTTAGATGCTGATGGTGTAGAAAAGAAAAGAAAGGAACTACAAAAAAAATATGATAATATGGAAAAGGGTAAAGATAAAGCTGCGGCGAATGTTAATATAAGAGCCGCACTTGGTAAGGGCCCGGAAGATATCATAACAAAAGATGATAAAAAAAAGGGTATGGATCTTCTTAAAAAGGCACAAGAACCTGAGCCAGAACCAGATGAACCAGATGAACCAGAAGATGCACCAACAGATGAACCAGAAGATAAAGTAGAAAGAGATAAAGACGGAAATCTTAAAAATCAAGATGATGCTGAAGCTGCATATAAAGCTTCCAACTTTACAAAGGCACCTGCAGGATGGCAAAAAGATCCAGATGATGAAAAGAAAGTAGTTAAAAGAGGTGAAAAAAAGAAAAAAGCTACTGGACAGGGACAAGAGGCTGGGAAAAAGACTTTAGGTGTAGTAGATAAAGATAAACAAGCAGCACTAAAACAAAGATTAAAAAATAAAAAAGAAAATAGTACTAAAGAAGAATTTTTAATATTTGCAAAAACTGAATTATCATCTCTAACAGAAGAAGATAGAACACAAATACTTGAAGATTTAGTTTTAGAGGAAGTTATAACACTCACGGAAAGTAAAGAATTACAAACTATCGTGGAAATGAAAAGTAAAGTATTAAGTTTCGGAGAGTTTATCACAGAAGGTGTAATGAAGGATTTACTCAAAGCGACTAAATCTAAGAAAGATAGTGAAATTACTTTAGATGATGGAGCAGATATACCGATAGATCCGCTTACATCGCAGATTTTGGTTAAATATATAGAAGGGCTAAGCTCTTCAGAAAAAAATAGAACTATTCAACAAATCCAAAGAACTGAACGAGCATTCATGAAGGTTCTCGGAAAAGCACACGAAGGATAACAGATGGCAATTACCAAATTAGAAAATGAGATAAAAGATACTAATACAAGGTATTCGGTGCAATTTACAGGTCTTGCAGGTGATGC